CCTTAAGTTGCTGTGGCTTCATCGCCGCTTATAACCGGTGCGCGTCTGGCGTTCGCGCTGCTTTACCGGAACTTTTTTTGATATAGGAACCTTGACCCATCACTACACAGGCTCGCACACTGGCGACTCAGGGCAGCATCATGACTGCTGCATTGCCTTTCGGTTGCGGTATTACCGCTTTGCTACTTCAAATAGGCTTTCTCCTTCTGGCAGTTCGCCTGCCACGCTTTGTTATGCGCCAGGATATCTTTCTTCGTCTGGCGGTCCATAACGTCGATATCGTGATCGGTCAGGTAGATTGGTTTTACCCAGTCACAGGCAGTATCAACCACCCCCGGGACGCTTCCACTTGTCACGCAGCTCGCGATCAACATCGTCATTAGGCATGTGGTTAACAGTCTGCTGTACATTGCTGGCCTCTTTCGTTGCTTCTACACGGCGTTCGGCTACTGCTTCAGTGACTGCAGCTTTTTCTTCGGTGCGCTGCTGGTCTGCTTTTGCTTCCGCTTTGCTGGTGCCGCGTGAATGACCAATACCAAAGGAACCGGCGATAGCAGCCATTACCAGGGCAGCAAGACCAATGATTGTTTCAATCCCCATATCAACCTCACACCAGTTCGGTTTTGGCTTGACCGAAGCGAGCGCGACGATCTTCAAGTCCGTTCGTGCCACCGTTGATAATCTTCGTCACCTGCAGTACGTCGCCAGAATACTTCAGGCAGCCCTTAGTGGCGAAGAACCACACCGCGCTCCTGGCTGCATAAACGTCTTCGGCTAATAGCTCAGGCTGCTTAACCAGATCAACCTTCAGGCCGTTACCGCAATCACGGTAGTTATTGAGGCCGGTAATCTGGATAAGCCCACGCCCACGGTATAACCAGCCGTCACCGGGAGCGTTATTCCCCATACGCTTGCTGTATACCAGGTTGGCGATAGCGCGCTGGCGCTCAATCGGTAAAGTGCGTTCTTCAGGACGGCGGCCAAGCGCATTTGCCTGATCTGCGGTGAGTCGTCCGGCACGAATGAAGTTCGCCAGTGCCGCAATCCGGTAGTTGAAACTTTCCACCAGTAGGGTGAAACCAGCTGATTCATGCCCTGCCTGAGCAATAAACATCGCCTGGTCTTCCGGTTTAGTGATGCTGAACTCTTTCATCGCTTCGCTGACTGGCTGAAACCAGCGCGCAGCTAACTCGGCACTTAGCCCAGCCGCCTTTTGAAATTGTGATTGGTTCATTAGTGCCTCAGTGCGTCAACCAGGCGCGCCACGTTTCCCCGTGCCCAGAGAACGGCAGCGCATATCAGGACGTTCACCAGCACCACAAACCAGTGTGATTCATGGTACAGGCCGAACAGATAACGTAAAGGGACGCTGGCGTATACCAGCACCGTGAAATAAGCCATCAGCGATATCATCGGGCGATGTCTCGCTCCGCCGCGCTGGTAGAACATCAGTGCAATAACGATCACAGCAGAGATAATTGCGTTAGCCATCGCACTCGGATCACTTGTTACCATTGCTGGCCCCTCCACCACGTAAACGCGAGAGAATTCCAAACAGGCTACCCAAATCCTGACTGTTAACGAACGTGAGCAGCTTAATAGCAATAGCAGCTACGATTACCGCGCCCAGCGCATCAAGTGGCCTGTCGCTGTACCCCGTCCATTTGGAGAAGTAAGAGCCAAGCAGTGGCGCGCCGATAACGCCGAAGATGAATGAGGTGATGAAGTAGCCAACCAGCTTAAGGCGGCTGATATTAACCGCCGTAGCGACGTAGAATACCGCACCAGCGAATGCGCCAAACACCACACCGTAATCTATGCCGGTTGCCAGGCCAAACATGCTGGCCCCCATCAGACCACCAGCTGCTACCGTAGTGCCAGAAACAGGATCGGACATTTAGCCCCCTCTTATTGCCATGAGTCCTCTCAGAACGAGGGGAATAAAAAAGGCTGCCTATTGGCAGCCTCGATAAAGTATTGTTGATTAAAGATTTTGTTTAGCTTTTTCCCAGTCCTCTTTTAAGAGTAACTGCATTGCTAAAACGAATTTATTCAGATTTTCATTTACTTTTACTGAATCCATTTCCGTTGACGTTTTAATCATATGTTCAGAATGAGTCTTAAGTTCTGACATTATTTCAACTATCTTGTCGTGGTCTTTTCGACTCGGGTTCAACATCATTCTTATCCGAGTTGACTGAAGTACTAGTTTAATAAATGAATCATTTAAAGCGTTTTTCGTTGAAGTTAACTGCTGCCCTGAAATTTTCGCGTGCACTTCGTAAACAAGTCGCTGACTCAGAACAATATTTTCATAAACTGTAGAGACGAACTCGGCAGAAGCCTCTCGCAGATCTTTTATCCAAACTAATCTATTAGCTGAAATTACTTGAGCTTTACGTCCTTCCTCGGCAATTGTGATTTGAGTCTTTCGGCTTTCTTCAAAATCTTTAAACTGTTTATCCCTATCTTCGCGCATGGTTCTATTATTATTTTTGATTGACCACCAAGCAATTGCCGCAGGTATAGCTGAAGCGATGATAGCACCTGCCACACTCGCTGTAATAGTATCCCAGCCAAAACCAGAATTAGTTGTCACACTAAGATGGGGTATTTTTTCAATTAATAACCCTAAAGTTCCATTGAGCGGGAACGGAATACCTTGCCAAGCCATAACGCCTCCTTTTTGAGGCATCATAACAAAAAACCCGCACTGTTGGCGGGTTTCATTTATTTGTTGCTCAGTTCGTTTTAACGTCCCGAGCTTATCACAATTTAAGCACTTTCTTGCTCACTCTGCAACTTAAATCTGTCGCCATTTGTGCCAAATGCGTCACAAAGTGGAGCGTACAGGATCGATTCTGCCAAACTTACCCATGTGTCGATTCGGCGTCGGCATGTGATAAGGGTCCAGTCAGGGTGTTTTGCATTGAGCTCGTTAGCCATCTGCAGTTTGCTCTTACGCAGCCGGTGACGATCGACAATAACGCTATAGAGTCCCCGGTAGTCATCATTCATCAGGACCGAAGCAATAACACCATCAACCTTCAGCCCTTCTTCATCAGAGCAGAACGCCAGGCCACTTTTGTTTTTGCTGTCGAGGATTTCGCGCAGGTACGCTTCCAGCTCTGGTTTAGTGATGCCGGATTTCTTCATGCGGCGCAGCGCATCGTTGATTGCCGTCTTGGTGATTTTTCCGGATGCAAGCAATTGGTTGAACATGTTCCCGCCTGAACCACCACCGATGTACGACCAGCGGCCCCACATGCGGAGCTTACCCTGTACCCAGATGCTTTCGAGAGTGCGAAGGCGAACCATCTCGCCGGATTTGCCAACTTCTGAAGGATTGATCATGTTGCGTCTCCACTTACGCCAGTGCGCCGATTGCCAGCGCACGATCTAAAAACCGAAACAACAGCACCAACTGGTCGCCGTATTTCGCTTCAAATGCCACAGAATCAGCGTGCAACTCATCGTGATGCGCTCTGCACAGCGGTATCACAAACAGGTCATGCGCTTTGGTACCCATTCCACCCTGCCCGTGGCCTATCAGGTGGTGGGGGTCGTCTGCCGGGTTATTGCAGCAACTGCACTTCTGCGACTTAACCCAGCGGGTATACTTATCGTTCTCCCAGCGACGGCGCTTTGGCCTCAGCATGAAAGATTCCGGTGATTCAGGATCTACCTTCACCGAGACAATCTTCTTAACTTTCTCCTGGAGGATTTCAGTCGCCGGTAATGACGGAACTATGTCACTTTCCCGCATTACTGAGCTGTGCGATTCAGGCTTAATCCTGAGGGCTTTATTGGCCACTGACTCAGGAATAAGGTCGGCCAGATCGTTACGTATCATCCACCAGCAGAACTCCGGCAACGTCAGGGTATGGTCTGCACTAAAGCCCAGCATAATATTCACCCTTTCGAGCAGCCATTTTACCAGGTTCTGCATGGCAATTCCTGCCAGTCTTTCAGTGGTTTGTTCACGCAACTGGTTATCACAACCCCAGCAAAGGCGAATGCTTCCGGGAGCGTGACGCATCACCGTAAAGTCCTTTGAGTGCCATTCATTGTGGGGCCACTGACATTCGAATTTTCTTTCCAGCCAGGC